GTAGTGGTTGCCGTATATCCAGCGTCTGGGTTCGATGCTTGCTTCGTCGAACATGTCGTAGAGCGTGGGCCAGTCTGGGGCTGGCTCTGGTGCGTCGCTTAAGCTGTCGGGTATGTCGATGAACTCATTGTCCTCGACGTCGCTGGCCGGTGCCTCTGGCTGGCTCTCTTGGGGTGGCTTGACGTAGTCGAAGTCATCCAGTCCGTTGGATGGCATTTCGTTGCGTGCGGGATTGATTTCGGCTGCGTAGCTTTTGACGGCCTGGTCGAAGCTTCCGTCGTGCTCGTAGTGGACGTAGAGGTCGAAGGCGTCGCCCCAAGCGTATGCGTTTTCGCCGATGGTCTTGGGCCTACCGATGCCAGCTGCGGCGTCGGATCCGGAGAGGCTGACCCAATGTGTGCCGAAGTTCTCGGTCGCGTATGATGGGCTGGTTTGGTAGCGCGATCGGTAGTGGCCTGACGATCCTTGGCGGGTGTATTGGTATTTGGCGAGCAGGTCTGCGATGGAATGTTCGGCGTTGAAGGCGTCGATGGGGTTTGTCTCGTCGGGGAAATTCTGGCGACGGTCGGCCCGATGGCGGTCTCGGTCGGCGCGGTCACGTTCGGCGTGCTCGGCTGCGAGGCGGTGTTGTTCTGCGCGGCGGTTGATTTCTTGGCGGATGGGGCTGGCGTCGAGGCGCAGGGTTGTGGCGCGCACGGTACGGCTTTGGTAGAAGATGGGGGTCATGTCTGCGTTGCGGCGCTCGATCGGCACGTTGGGCAGGTATATGGGTTGCCCGCAGCGTGCCATGGCTCCGTCTGGGTGGATGCCTTGGGCGTGCATTAGGTCGAAGAGGGCTGTCTGTGCCGCCTCGTATTCTGCGCCTGTGAGGACGCCGAGGATGGGCAGTAGGACGCGCCACTTGCGGTTTTCTGGCGTTGCCCCTGACGACGAGTATGCAAGCAGGCTGACGGGTCCGCAGACGGCCTGCACGGCGTCTAGGACGTCGTCTAGGCTGGGGTTGCCTCGGTCTATGTCTAGGGCCAGCATGCGGAAGGATCCGCGCTCTCGTTGGGCTTCGTGCGATCTGCCGTCGTGTTCGCGGTATGTTGACGGGATGAAGAAGTCGGCGTCGCGTTTTTCTTTGGCCTGCGGGGTTTCGACCATCTTGGAGATGTCGGTCCAGCTGACGCCGAGATATGTTTCGCCTGGCTTGTCGATTAGGGTAAAGAATGAGCCTTTAGCTGTAAGGAAGCGGACATCAGACATGATCAATGCCCTTGAAATATGCGGCTTTCGCCTGTATTCTGCGCACGGAAGTTCACCTCTCTCTTCCTAATGTTAGTAGACCCCAGCAAGTTGCTCGCTTGCTGGGGTTTTCTTTTAGATCAAAACGGAATCTCGTCCTCAAAGTCATCCTTGGGAGCTGCACGCTTTGCGGTGCTGGACTTTTCCGTTTTGGTCTCGAAGGGGTCTGCCTTGGCTTCGGGTTCGACGTCCTCGAAGTCATCCATGCCGCCATCGCCGAAGCGGGCTTCGGTGACTTGGATTGCGTCTAGGAGTAGCGAAATTCCCCCATTTCCGTCTGGGTCCACGACGGCCACTCCCCACGCGCGCACGGTGCCGATTGATCCACCCCAGAAGTTCAAGTCTTCCATTGGGTTTTTCTGGCCGTCGATGACGATTGGCTGCTTGTTTGGCGTGCCGTCTTTTTTCATGCCATTGCGCTTGGCGGTGAACTGGACGACGCCGGTGTCGTTGCCGTCGGCGTCCTTGAGCTTCTTCATGCCGAACACGGTCTTGAATGCGGGCATCTTGGGGTTGCGTGACTTGCATGCCTCGTAGTGGCCGCGCAGATCCTCGTAGAGGGGCTTGGCCTGTTCCTTGGTCATGTCGAAGGCGACGGACCACGCGGCGTTGGATGCCGTGGGCGCGCAGGGTTCGCTGCGCTGTGTGGCCGTGTTGAAGCGGTGGGTGCTGTTCAGCTTGGGGTATTGCAACGTGACGTTGCGTGCCAAGACTTTCTTGAAGTCGTCGTTATTTGCCATGATTTTCTTCCTCTCTGGCGTTGGTTTCAGAAGTCTACGTCTTCGTCGAACACGTCTTCTTCCGGCTCTTCAACCTGCCAACGCGGCAGGTCGATAGTGTTAATGACTGGCCATCCGGTCGTAAAGTCATTATGGGTCTCGGCGTCCTTGATTTTTTCGAGGACGTGCGTGACGCGCTGATCTGCGTCGGCGAGGTATGCGTCGGTCAGGGTGTGGATGCCGACGGCGAAGGGTGCGACCTTTTCCACGGCGACGAAGATAAAGCTGTTCACCTGATGGCCCGCGGCGCGCATGGTGCGCAAGTAGAATGCGGCCTGCAGGTCGTACCCATAGGTCCGAATTTCGCGCGGGAAGCCTTGTGGGCTGGCGTCGCGGGTTGTCTTGATGTCGAAGATGACGCTTGAGCCTGGCAGGTAGCCGTCGGGGCGGCACTTGATGGCTGTGCCGGTGACGGGGTCTTTGGCGAAGAAGCTCGCCTCGGCGATGAATGTCTCGTCGGTCAGGTAGCGGTTGGCGACGGGGTTGGCCTTGACGGCATCGGCGATCTTGACGGCCAGGTCGTAGTCGCCTTCGGTCAGTAGGATTTTCTCGTCCAGCTCGGCTTCCAACTGGACAACTTTCCATTTGTTGCCGCGTCTGTCTTCCGGCCCACGGATCACGAGGTTCTTTTCCGGTTCGAGGCATAGGGCATGCACGGCTGACCCCAGGTCGAAGGCGGAGCTGGATTTGTAGATTTTGTGCTTCCAGTGAAGCAAGGATTTACTGGCGACGAGTTTGACGTCGCTGGAGCTGATTTCTGGGCTTGCGTGGTAGTCGTTGTTGGAGAGGTCTAGGATCATTTTTTCATCCATCCATAGAGTGCGATGAGAGCTGCTTCAGCTCTGCCGTCGTCCTTCACCCGCGCCCATTGGTTAGATTGGTCGGGGAAGTGTTGGCTTGCCAGCGATCGGCTGGCATTCTTGTCGGTCGACAGGTGCATGGACTTTTTCCATGTTGACGGGTCGACCTCGAAGGTCGGGATGCCTGCGAAGAACAGGCAGGCTTTGAGTTCGCCGTATGTGGTGGCGATGGTGACTGCGTTTTTGATCCCGATGATTTGGGGATAGAACGGGCGCTCGAGCCAGACGCATTTGACGACACCGATGTCGCTTATGAGCTGGCGCTTGCCGTCGAGGGTGCCTGGCATGTCGTAGGTTTTGACGGACATGGCGCAGGATTCATCGTCTAGGACGGCGAAGGCTCCTTGCTTGCCAGGGTCTATGCCGATGATGCGGGTCATGCTTGCTCCGGCAGAAACTCGGTTGCGATTTCGCCGCCGCAAGCCAAGTAGCCGCAGCCGTCGATCCAATTGTCGGCGTTATACGGGTTGGAGCTGATGCGGGCGAGCTTGAGCAAGGTCATCATCACGGCAACGTCGCTGGCCGTCACGTTGACGTCGAGGTGCGCCGACCAGTATGCCGCGATTAGCCCGAAATTGCGTTCGGCGTCGCCGTGCTGGACTGCGCGGTCTTCGTTTATGTAAGATTTGGCCGTGTCGAGGATTTTGGATCTGTCCATCATTCCACCCATGATTTTTCGTCACGCACCAAGTCGATGCCTGTTACGTCGGCCATGCGTTCGCGGGCCATGGCGGTGGGGACGCGGTCCTCGTTAAGCCAACGTGATAGGCTCGTCTTGGTCACTGGGATCTGCTCGGCGAGCCACCCAAGCTTCAGGCCATTGGACTTGGCCCATTCTCTTATAGCTGATTGCGCCTGCATGGCGTCCTCCTGTGCTGATCGTCATTGATACCTAATGTCGAAAAAAAATAACGTCAAGTAAAAAAATATGCTTGCATCGGGTGATTTTGGCTTTATAACTAGTGACACGAACAAGCAAGCAAACAAGGAAACGAACAGATGATAATCCTGCTTAACATCCCGCACAAAATCTTTAAATCGGCAGATGACGCTGCGGCTGCTATCGCGGTCATGGGGTTTGAAATTGGTGAAACCCGCGTGAGTGTTGACCCCAAGGGTTCGGGTCGTTGCTATGTGGAAGTGCTTGATCTTGACGATGGCGAAGTGATTGGCCGTATCTAACACCCCAACAAAGGAAAACCCTATGCGTGAATTTCTCGAAGACCTCGTCGGTTGCCTCTGCCTCTTCGCCATGATCCCTGGGTTGTGGTTCCTGTTGTACGGATTCGGGTGGCAGTGATGGCTGCTTACTACAACGAGTTCGACCCAAAGGCTGCGGCTTGGCTGCGGGAATTAATCAAACAAGGTCACATCGCAGACGGCGAAGTTGACGAGCGGAGCATCGAAGATGTCACACCAACTGAACTTGCTGGATTTACTCAGTGCCACTTCTTCGCCGGAATCGGCGTCTGGTCCTACGCCCTGCGCCAAGCAGGATGGGCCGATGATCGTCCCGTATGGACAGGATCATGCCCGTGCCAGCCTTTCAGCGCGGCAGGCAAAGGAGCAGGGTTTGATGATGAGCGGCACTTGTGGCCCGCGTTCCACCACCTCATCAGCCAGTGCCGCCCTGACGTTGTCTTTGGTGAACAGGTTGCAAGCAAAGACGGCCTTGGTTGGCTCGACCTTGTACACGCTGACTTGGAAAACACGGGCTACGCCAGCGGGGCGGTCGATCTCTGCGCTGCGGGCGTCGGCGCGCCGCATATCCGGCAGCGCCTCTGGTGGGTTGGAGAAAGGCCGGCCGACGCCCAACATCAACGATGGAAAGGGAGCCTATCAGGACGTGGACAAGAACTTGGCGCGGACGGCAGCGGGTCGGCAAGTGACAATGCAGGACACGGCACAGTTGGCAACGTGGCCGACACCAACAACACGGGATCACAAGGGCGGTTACTTGGGCGGGCGGATCAGGGACGGGAAGATCAGCTTGGACACGGTGGACGTAGCAGCGCAGTTGGCGGGTTGGCCCACACCAGTGAAGGTAGATGCGGCCAGTTCAGCGCGGACAACGACACAGGCGCAGAAATGGCAGACGGACAGCAGGGATGCAGAGTTTCACACGCTACTCAATGCGGCGAGGCTGGCAGTGGATCACAGCGGCCCAGCGCGACTAACGGTTACTGGCGAGATGCTGATTGGCTCTTTTGCCGCGATGGAAAGTGGCGGCCAGTTGAACCCGGCACATCCCCGCTGGCTCATGGGTCTGCCGCCAGAGTGGGACGACTGCGCGGTTACGGCAATGCAATCGTTGCCCAAGCAGCGCAAGCGTTCATTGAAAGTGTGATGTAATGGGAACCTCATACAAGGCCATGTTGGATGGCTACACGGTGGCCGACTGGAATTCGGTCATAAGTCTACACCGCGCCGACATACAACGCCTACAGGCCCGCTACGGCACGCAGGCTAACATCGCGTGGGTCGGCGAAGAGATTGATGTGCTGCGGCTGAGAATACAACAAGCTGAGAAACGCAAGGCTGAGCTTATCGCGAAGGCCGTAGGGGACGACAATGCAAACGGCTGAAATTATGGTTATCAACAAGTTGGAGACGGGCACGGCTTTCGGTTCGACGATTGTCGGGAACGAGAACGTTTTCATCCCAGCAAAGATCATGACGTTGCTCGAGGCCAAGGTTGGCGACCGGCTTAACGCCATCTTGATCGAGAACAAGATCCACCCCGAGAAGACCCCGTGGATGGCAATCCGGATTGATCGCATCGGCGACATGGACCGCAAAGACTTTGGCGACGACTTGGCTGAAAGGATTTTGGCGGATTTGAGCGAGAATGGCAGCGCTACGGTTGACGATGTGGCCAGCGCACTGGGCCGACCGGTGGTGGGCGTGGTTGCCAAGATGCAGGAAATGGTTCGCAGCGGGTTGATCATGCGGCGCACGTTTTACGCCGTTGACGAGGCGGATTTTGGAGTGCCTGACGAATGAGCGTCCAGCCGAGGACAAGGCGAGAAGATGAGGATGTCTTGTATATTTTGCGGATGCGGAAGTGTTACGGGCCTCTGAAAGCCGCTGGAATTCTTGGCATGACCAGCGCGAGGGTGCGCACGATCTGCAACCGCATCATGTACGACGACATAAAGTACAGCACCAAGGACGGCGTGGAGAGCCAGCTCGAAGTATTGTTTTCATATTGGCATGAGAGGAAAAGGAAATGATGATCCAACTGAATCCGCCGATACCGGTTGATACCCCAAAAGGATCCGCCTTGGCGCACGTCCTTGTGGACTACGGCATAGAGCACAACATCAATTGGGTGTGCTTTCAGGACGACACCGGCGAGTGCTGGACGTGGCCTAACAGCAAGATCAGGGCGCAGAAGAACATCACCTATGGGCGTCTGGACAAATAATTATCAAGGAGAAACGAAATGAAAGTCTTGGTTTACTTGCTAATCACATGGGTCGACGGGTCACAGTCAGGCTTCAAGCTGCCCGCTGATTACTCATGCAATGACGCGATGGATAACGCGATTGCTCAAGCTGGTGACTTAAGTTTTGATTACCTCATCATGCAGTGCATTTACACGGATCAGATCATTGTGTCCCCGCGCCCACCTAAAAGACCGGAAGGTTTGTGATGAGTAACGATCTGATCAAAGACGAAGCGGAATTTATTCGCAACACGGCAACGGACATTGAGACGGGTGAGCCGCTAGACGATGACCAACACTGCAACCTATACGCCATTGACGCACACCGCATCGCCGACCGCATCGAACAGTTGGAGCGTGAGCGGTCCGAGTGGCAAGCAAGCTGGCAGGAAGTCCTGACTC